TTCTCCATGTTGCCGTCGAGGGCTTCCCAGGTGCTCATCTTCAGGCCGTAGCAGTAGCGGCTCATCTTGGCCGCCGTGCCGCCCAGCGCCGTGTGGGCGAGGAACAGGCTCGGGACCAGCTCCAGCTTGCCCCAGTCACCCTGGAAGGTGTCGATGGTCTGCCAGAGCACGCGGGCCGCGAGGTCCGCGTTATAGCTGTTGGTCGCCCGGTAGGCGTTGGTGCCGCTGGCGAATCCGGTGAGCGTGCTGATCTGCTGCTTGAACAGCCGGCCGCACAGGCCCATGTAGGATTCGCCCAGCTTCACGCCGCCGCGTTCCCACGTGGCGCCCATCGCGCCGTTCAGCGTGTCCGCCGTGGTGCTGGCGGTCGCCGTGGTCAGGATCTGCGAGCTGTTGGGCAGGAAGTCCGCCGCCACCGAATAACCGGCGGTGGCAATGCTCGTGGCCAGCCACCCGCCGACGCCGCGCAGCTTGTTGGGCAGCACCGCGGTGCCCAACTGCACTTCCTGTTCGGAAAGGTAGAGGGCTTCGAGGCAGTAGTTGAGCTGGCGCAGCGCCTTCATGCGCGCATACGCCTTCTTGGACTTGATGCCCGCTTGGTTCTGGAACTCCGCGAGCGGCGAAACGCCCTTCACGGTGCGGTTGAACTGGAGCCGGCCCGCAACGACGGTGTATTCCAGTTGCGCGTTCTCCTCGCCGCCGGCCGGTTCGCCGTCAATCGTGGCGAGGTCCTGCACGGGTTCCTCCAGGTCGAACGGCCATTCGTCCACGAGGGACGACGGGGTTCCGATCCCGGTCTTCTTCACGGTGCTGACGAACGGCGTCTCCTTGCCGTCGAGGATCAGCACCTTGTCGAGCAGCGCCCGGCGGTCGCCGGTCGTGCTGGTGGTATTTCCGCCAACTTGGGTGGCGAGTAGTTGTGGCATGTGATGTGTCTCGGTCGTGCGCCGGGCTAGTAGTCCAGCGCCGCAAGCAGGGCTTTCTCACTGGGCTCCTGCTCAAACTGCTTCAGGGCAATCGCCTGTCGGCTCGCCGGCTGGCCGGTCGTGCGCGGGGCCGCCTTGGGGGCGGTCGCGCCCGGCCTTACGGCGGCGGGCTTGGCGGTGGCGGACGCGGCGGGCTTGCGGCTGAGTTCCAGCCGGTGATCGAGTTCGGCGAGCGCCACGGCCACCTTGAGGCCGAGCGGATGCCGCTTGATCTCGGGTGTGCCCATGTATTGCGCGAACCGGTTCCACCGGGGATCGAGCTTCCGGCGCAACTGGGCCACCGTGGCGGTGTCCTCGTCGGCCTCGGCCTCGCGGAGCTGGTTCAACACCTCGGCGCTGGTCTGCACCCACGGCGCGACGGTCTCCACCTGCTGCCGGGCTTCCGCCCGCGCCGTGGTCTCCATCTGTTGCCGCCGTTGACCCGCAGCCTGTTCGGCCGCCGTCAGCGTCGCCTTCGCTTCCGCCAGCTTGTCGCGCTGGTCGTCGGCGTAGTCGTTGAGCCATTCCCGCAGGCTTTCCTCGTCGGCCCCCACCCGGGGGTCCACCTTGCGGATTTGTTCCGCCACGGCGTCCGGGTTGGTCTTCAGCAGGGCCTTGAGTTCGCGGGCCGCCTTCAGTTCCGCGTCCGCCTTGGTGGCGCGTTCGCGGTGCGGTTTCAGCTCGGGGTCCTCTGGCGTTGCGGCGGGTTGGGCGTCCGGTTCCTTGGCTTGCGCCTTGGCTTCCAGGGCCTCCAGCCGTTCCTCCAGCGCCTTGCGCTTCGCGATCTCCTTGGCCAGCCGCCGGTAAGGCACCGTCTGCGGTGTCTCCTCGGCTTCGGGCTCCGCTTCCGTCTCCGCGTCTCCCGTCTCCGCGTCTCCCGCGTTGGCTTCCGGGTCCGTGTCCGTCCCTGAGTCAGTTTGAGCAGGCGCTTCGTGGGCTTCCGCCCCGCCTGCCTGATTTGAAAGATCGGTCGTGGTTTCCTCCGCGGCACTTACCGCGGCGGGGTCTCCAAACAGGCGGTCGATGTCCGCGATGAGGCTGGCCTCGACTTGCTGTTCGGATGGCTGCGTGGGCGCAAGTTGCGCTCCGGTCACCGGCGTTGACGCCTCGCGGGCGCCGGGGGCGGTGGCCCCATTCGGTTCAGTCATTTTGTTGGCTGCGGCGACAGGACCGCAGAATTCAGGCGTGAGGCATTCCGGGTGTAATGACACCCGCCGGTCACTCAACCGGCGGGTGCCGGAATGAAGCGGGGCCGCCAGACCGCGCTTGAGCCGGTTTCACCCGGCCCACTGCGCATAAAGCAGAGGCCCGCGAGGGCGACAATCGGGTGCCGTTCCTCGCGGGCCTTCGTGGGCCTTCGTGGGCGAAACTCAGCGAGGCGGCGGGGTGGGCTCGCCTTGGAGCCGTTGCAGCTCCTCGCCCAAATCATCCAGCGCCGTGAACGCGCCGGACTCGAACTCGCGGTCGCCGCTCGGCAGTTTGCTCGGCGGCAGCTTGTGCCGCAGCAACGCCTCCGCCCGCCGCGCCCGGATCAGCATGAGCACCGCCGGCAACGTCTGGTCGCCCGGCGGCAGGGACCGCAGGACTTTCTGCGCCTGTTCGAGGGTCATTGGCCGCCCTCCATCGGTTGCACGCCCAGCCGGCCGACCACCTTGTTTTGCTGCTGCACGGCGCTCTGCTGCCGGTTCTGCGCCCAGTTCTGCATGGCCATGGCAAACCGGCCCTCGGGATTGCCCACGAGTTCCTTCTGGTAGAACGGATTGGCGCCGACGATCTGCTGCGCAAACCCAAGCTGCGCGGGCGCCGTCGGGTCGTTCTCGACCAACCGCGGCGGATTGCCGAGGAACATGGCGGCAATGTCCGCGTTGACCTGTTCCTGCAACTTGGCGCTGGCGCTGGCGTCGCTCACCAGCAGCGATTGCGCCAGCAACGGGTCCACGGCCATGAGCTTCATCCGCACCAGTTGCGTCTTGTCGATCACGCCGGCCGCGTCCTCGGGCACCACGAACTGCGAGATGGCCTGGAGCTTCTTGATGCTGAAGTCCATGTCCTGGTCGCGCACGTCGGTCTGGAGGATCAGCCCCGTCTCGCCCGCAATGACCGCGCAGGACAGCTCGGGCTTCGGGGTGCCGGTCACGCCTTCCCACTCGGTCGGCGTCGTGTATTGCTGCATGAGCGCCCACATCTGTTGGAACACCTCGTTCCACAGGCTCAGGAAGTTCGACACCATGCGCTGCTGTTTCATCTGCACGCGGGCCGGCGCCGCCGTGGGTGTCATGCGGCCGAAGCGTTGGTCGGCGATTTCCAGCTCCAGCCGGATGATGCTTTCCGCCACGCCGTCGTGGCCGGGCAATTCCATGAAGCGCGGCTCCTCGCCCCGCAGCGTGGGGATCCGCGCCGCCGGGCCGAACACGTCCTGCTCGTCCATCATGCGCGACGGCACCAGCCGCGGGGGCAGGGTGGTGAGCGAGGTTCGGTCAATGAGCGAATCTTGCTGCACCTTGATGCTGCGCTGCTGCGGGAACGCCCGTTCCGGCACGCCGCGGCTCGCGGTCAGGCTGCGGCACCACCATTCCGCCGCGCTGCTGGCGAAGGGCATCTTGCCGTGCTTGAAGTCGCACAGGCCATGCCGGGCGCACAGTTCCTTCTCGTTGTCCTCGGGGTCGTGCGTGAAGTGCGGCGAGAACACCGTCACGTAAACGCCGGGCACGCCATACTCGTCGAGGCGCGTGGTGTAGGCGGTGATGACTTCGACAAGCTGCACGCCGTCCTCGGTGTCGGCCACGTAATCCGTCTCATGCACGCGGGCGCGGCCCTTGTCGGCCTCGTCGGTCCACGTCGAGTATTTGCCCCGGCTCGCCCACGCCTGCTCGATCCATTCGTGGTCCCAGCCGTCGGTGTATTCCTTGGCCCGCAGTTCGTCCTCGGCCAGCCGCTCGCGCACGAACACCTGGCCGGTGGACGTGTCGCCCTGCTCGTCGGGCACAAACACGTCGCGCCACGGTTGCAGCGCACGGATCAGCGGTTGGTTCCGCATGAGTGCCGGCACGGCCAGCTCGATTGCTTCGCCGTTGCGCAGGGTCTTTACCAGCGCCTTGGCCTCGGTCATCGAAAGCTCGGGCATCCGTTCCAGTTCCATGCCGTCGAGTTCCGCGGCCACGCGCTGCGCATACACCTGCCGCAACAGTTCGGCCGACAGTTCGTCCTGCATCGGGTCCGCCACCAGCACGGCCAAGTCGGGCGCGAGGCTTGCGGCGTCGTTGAAGCTGAGCTTCACCTTGCGTTTGCCCAGCCGGCGGTCCCAGCCGACTTGCACCACCACCCAGCCGTAGGTGCGCTGGTATTGCGCGGCCAGCTCCACCTCGCGTTGCAGCGATTCGTTGAGCTTGGTCCGCACCATCCAGTAAATCATGCGGCTCGCCACGGCGGCGGCGGCGGCGTCGCGCACCTGCGTGCCCTCGGCCTTCGTGAGCGAACGCCAGAAGGCGTTCACCAGGATGTCCACGTCATCGGCGATGATGTCGTCGGCCAGCAACACGCGCTGGTCGCTGGCGCCTTCCCACGGCATCGCCTTGAAGTCGCCCGCCCCGTGCTTGCGACAGTCGCGGGACTGGTTCTCCCACAGGGCGAAGCGGATGCGTTCCGCGTCGTAAAGCCGGTTGAAGGCGCCGCCGCTGGGCGAGCACCGCTGGAAGGTCTGCGTGAGGTCCGCCAGCCGTGGCTGGTCGGGATCGAGCACCACGGAGGGTGACCCGTCATCGTGGTCGGTTGATGTCATGGCCTTGCGCTGCGCTGGCATCTGGCGGCCCCGACTCCGGCAAGGTCTGGCGGAAGCTAGGGATTGATCGCCGAAAGGCAAGTTGAACAGCGAAGGCGCGAAGGCGCGAAGCGGGGAACGTCATGGCTTTGCCTTCCTTCGCGTCTTCGCGTCTTCGCTGTTAATCCCATGCCGGTCACTGCTGATACCCGCACAGTTCCCCCACATCCACCTTGCAATACCGCACCCGTTTGCCGGTGCGCCCCACCTTCAGTGTCCGAATCCGGCGCAACTCCACCATCGCCCGGATGTCATCGCGCCGCAGCCCCGTGAACCGGCACACCGTTTCCAACGGCACCCACGCCGGCAACCCCATCCACGTCTTCCTGCTGATCTCGTCCATGGTTCCTCTCCTGTTTTCCTGCCTTCCAAATTCAATAAGCGTAACCCGCCTTCGCCCGAAACATCCCCGGCGTCACATGCACCAGCTCGTCGTCCTGCGCCACGTAGCGCACGAGGTCCGCCGGATCCTTGCACGCGCCATCCTCGCCGCCGCGCCCGGTGAAATTCTCGAACATCCACATCACCTGCTGCGCCGCCTCGCTCACGTAGAGCTTCGGTTCATTCACCACCGCGCACAGCGGTTGCTGGTCGTCGAAACTCAGCAGGTCATGCACGGCCGTCACCCCGTTGTCATCGCCCCGGCCCGTGTAGGCGGGAATCAGGTCCACGCCCTCATGCACCTGGCCGCGTTCCTCCTGCTTCGCCGCGAACAGCTCGATCAGGTTTGTGCCGCCCTTCTCGGCCGCCTGCGGATTCATCGCCGCCCGCGGGTCAATCTTCCGCAGTTGGATCGGATACCGCACCGTCACCCCCCGCTTCCGCACCTCCGCAACTTGCTCCCGTCCCCACTTCATTCTGCCTTCTTCCTTCTTCATTCCGCCTTTGGCCATGGCTTCGTCGAGCAGCCTCCTCGCCATCGGGTCCTGCGCCTTCCATTCCCCGTCCGCGCCCAGCTCCAGCGGAATCGTCTCCAGCTCCTTCAGCAGCCGTTTGTAGCGGGTCACGCCATAGCCTAGGTTCATCTGCGCCGGGCCCGCGTCGCCATCCCAGCCGTGCCGGGAATCCTGCGTCACCTTGCGCTCCGTCGGCACCGCCCACTCGCCATACGTCTGGCAGTCCGGCCAATCCTTCCAGAGGAACAGCCGGCGCGGATTCCCCGGCGCCACGCGCACGTAGAGCAGGAACCAGTTGCGCGCCCCGGCCGGGTCGATGAACAGGTAGTTGGTCCCCTCCGCCGGCAGCTCGCGCTCGCGCACCACATGCACGTTGCGGTTGAACGTCGGGAACTGGAGCCCCATCACGTCCTTGGTGAACCCGTAGAAGATTCGCAGCACGTAATCCCGCGGCTTGCCCTCAACCGCCCGCGCCACCTGCTGGCCGTAGGTCTCGCCGCCGCTGCCGAACACCGTCATGTCCGAATGGAAGTAAACCACCCGCGTGCGCTGGATGGCCCCGGCCTGCACCAGCGGCACGCGCCCCGGCCGGCATCCTTCGACCAGCACTTGGTTCTGCGGCAGGATCCTCGCCACCTTCGTCCGCAAAATCTTGCCCGTGCCCACCGCCTCCTTGATGGCCGGCGTGATGCCGTTGATCGGCGTGAAGCTCCACACGCCGTAGCCGGGCCGATACTCACCGCGGCGCCGCAGCATGGTCAGCCACGGGATCGGCGCGTTCTCGTCGAGCCACCACGCCACGCCGTAACCCTCGCGGGCGCCGAACTCGAACCCCTCGAACTCCGCCGGGTCGCCGCGATACGTGGCGAACAGCAGCTTCACCCCGCTCGGCAACACCAGGATGCGGTCAGCGAACCCGTTCTTCGGATCGTAGCCGATGCTGAACACGCGCCGCGGATCGCGCCGGCCGTTCAATGACTTCAGGTCCGGCGGCAGGAAGCGCCACACCAGTTGCTGCGCCGTCTCGATGCTGCTCCGCTCCGTCTCCGAACCCACGAGGAACCGGGCATCGCTGCCCGCGTCCTGCGACAGCATTTCCAGCACCAGATGATACGCGCAGTAAAACGACTTGCCCGACCGATTGCCCCCGAGCAACACCAGCAACTTGGGCCGATACCTCCGCACCACGCGCCGCGTGAGTTTCCACGACTTCATGGGCGGCAGAAACTGCAACGGGTCCCGTTCCGCGTCCGCAATGGCCTGCCGGCGCCGGCTCAGGAAGCCGCCCAGCCCGCGCTCCCCGTGATTCCGCAGGATCGCCCGCGCCTGCCGCTCCGTCGGCAACGCGAACAGCGGATGTTGTGGCTCCTGCTCAAACATGGTCAGGCAAATCGGGATGGAACAGCGAAGGCGCGAGGGCGCGAAGCGGGAAACGTCATGGCTTGGCCTCCTTGGCATGGTCCCATTCTTCAATCGCCACCTCGTCTTCCGTGAAGACGGATTCACGCAGTCGGAAGGCAATTTCATCCCCCGCCTCCACCAGCCGGCGGATGCGCTCGCGGGCAGCGTGAAGTTCCATCGCGGCCCCAAGCTCCGGGCACCCCATCGCGTCGTCATCGCGGGCACAACCGGGGAATCCGGAGCGACAGGCGGCCCACTGCTCCTTGGGCAACTGGCAGTAAACACACGCCCCGGCCGAGTTTGCGAGCGCCGCCCGCAGCCGGGTGTTTTCGCCATTGGCTTCGGCCAGCTCGCGTTCGAGTTGCTCCATAAACGCCCTCACCTCGCCGGAACCCATCAGGCCGCGAGAGAATCTGTCGCATACCGTATCAGTCCTCGGTGTTGGTGTGTCGCTCATTTCAACCTCCGTTCCGCGTCTTCGATCATCGCAACCAACTGTTTCGCGTTATCAAATGCCCAACGCTCGGTTTTGATCGTGAAGTATTTTCCAGCGCCTCCGTCGTGAGATTCGATTTCGATGTATTGGCCAATCGTGCTGTCGTCGCAGCCGTCGTTTTCTTGGCTGTAGGTTAGCATACCAGCTTCAAGAACTGGTTTTTTGCTTGGTGTGTCGCTCATGCTTTTGCCTTTCTTCGCGTCTTCGCGTCTTCGCTGTTCATTTGGTTTTCCTTTGCTTTGCCGTCTCCGCGTCTCCGCGTCTTCCCCTCTCCGCGTCTCCGACCACCCGTTCCCATTCCCTTAGCCAATGCAGGCACGCCGAGGGGTTCGCGATCTGCCGTTGCCAGCAGACCAAATCCAGCATGGCCTCGCGTTCCAGTTCCGCCGACGGCCCGGCCGACCACGCCGCGTGATACTGCGTGGTGCGTTCGGCGACCCACCGCTCGATGGTGGCGTCGGTCTGGCGCCACACCCAATTGGCCACCAGCGCGGCGTCGCCGTTGCGCCACGGCGCGGGCCCATTCCGCGCCGGCCACGCCGCCGCCGCCTCCGCCGTGGGCACCGTGCCCCACCGCTGCTTGGGCACCTCAGTTTCCGGTTTCACACTCATGGGCATTTGAATCTGGAAGGCAGGAAATCAGGAAGCGGATCACTTCTTTCCGTCGAGAATCCAGTCCAGCGTTGTGGTGTTCGGGTATTTGCGGTGATAGCGCGCCTTGCTGTATGCAATGCACCCGCCAAACAGACCGACAACACCCGCGACCAAAACCGCCACGATTAGCCTATCCCACATCTGCTTCATTGGTTTCCTTTCATGTTTTCCTGTTTTCCAGATTCATCTTCGTTCCCTCCGTTCCCTTCTGTTCCATCACTTCGGCAACTCCATCGGCGTCTCCTCACTGTCCACGTGCGCGTCGATGAACCGCATCCACGGTTTCACGAACACCAGTTCGCACGGCCCGGTCGGGCCGTTGCGCTGCTTCACGATGAACAAATCCCGCCGCTGGCAATGCTTCTCCAGATCGTCCCGCAGCTCCGCCGGCAGCGACGCCACCGCCCGGCTTTGCATCCACGCCAGCTTGCGCTCGGCAATGGCCCGCTTCACCTCGTCGTCGCTGGCCACGTCCCGCTTCGCCCGCGTGAGGTCCACCTTCTTCAGGAACGCCACCACGTCGGCGTCGGCCGTGGGTTTCGCGCTGTCCTTCAGGTCGCTCAGTTGCGGCTCGCGCTCGCGCTCGGCGCGCTCCGCGTTGAAGTTCTCCTGCGCCAACACGATGAAGGGCACGTTCAGCTCCTTCTTCAGCTTCATCAGCCCGTCACTGACATCGGAGATCCGCATGTTCAGGTCGCGATAGTTCACCCCGCTGCGCCCGCCCATCAGTTGCAGGTAGTCGATCACGAACAGCTTCACGCCGTGCTCGCGCACCATGCGCCGCGCCCGGATGGACAGCTCGTCGATGTTCAGGCCGCTGCTGTCGTCCACGTGCAGGGGAATCCGCTTCATGGCGTTGCACGCCTTGGTGAGCAGCGCCGCGTCCGTCTCCCGCAGGAAGCCGTTGCGATACGACTGGAAGTTCACGCCGGCCCGCTGGAACACCAACCGGCTGGCCAGTTGCAGCCGGTTCATTTCCAGCGAGAACATGCCCACGGGCGCCCCTTCCACCGACGCCACATGGTCGGCGATCTGCAAGGCCAGCGCCGTCTTCCCGCCGCCGGGCCCGGCCGCGATGATGATGTATTCCGCCGGCTTGAGCCCGCACAGGATGTTATCGAGGAAGTTCAGCCCCGTGCCGAAACCCTTCATCTGCTTGCGCCCCTGGCGGAACGATTCCAGCTCGGCGATGACGCTGCGAAACTCCTCGTGCACGGGCTTGGCCGCCGACTTGGAATCCTGCACCGCGAGGTCCATGGCCGCGGCGCTGAAGCGGTTGGCCAGCTCCATGGCGTTGGTGCAACTGTGAACCTGCTGGATCATGGCCACGCACTCGCGCTCCATCCGCCGCAGCAGCCACTTGTCCGCCACGATGTCGGTGTAGTAGGCCACGTTCACCGCGCTCGGCACGCCGTCGCACAGGGCCGACAGCGCGGCGAGCCCGCCCACTTCGTCGAGCTTGCCCGTGTCGCGGAGCCGCTGCTGCACGGTCATCAGGTCAATCGCCTTGCCCTCGTCGCCCAGCGCCACGAGCGCAAACCACAGCTCGCGATGCCGCAGGTCGTAGAACGCCAAGCCATCCAGCCCCAGCTTCTCGATGACCACCGGCAAGGCATCATTGGGCGCCAGCAGGCAACACCCCAGCACGCCCTGCTCGGCCTCCAGCGAATTCGGCGGCAGGCGGTCCAGCTTGGTCAGGTCCACCGTCCCGCGCCGGGCCGGGGCAGGGGTGGCTTGGTCGAAGGTGTCACTCATGGGAAAGCAGGGAGCGGGGAGCTAGGAGCGGGGAGCGGTGAGGGTATGCCATGCGAGGCGCACCACTGCCGGAACTTGTCCGTTGCCGAGGCAGCGCAGTCGGTCCACCCGATCGGCCACCCCATGAGCCACTCGACCCATGGCGGGTTCAGCGCCCCACCAACTTCCGCATTCAAGGGCTTGGTGTTCCGCTCCATCTGCGACGGGGCTCCATTGTTCTTGGAATCTTGAACCGTGGGCGTGGGAAAGCGTTTCGCCGCCCCGGCCAGACCATTGCGCGGATTCATCACGTCGAAGTTTCCGCGTTTCTCCCCATCGTTCGCCCGGGGTGTCGGCCAAGCCTTGTCTCGTTTTCCGGCAGCCGCCCGATGCGACATTGCCAGAAACTCCGGGTAAGAAATCGGGGCCCGCGCCAATATCGCCAACTCCCCATCGCTCCGGTATCCCTCGCAATTTGGCGTGGGCCACGATCCAAATTCGGTCTCGCTTGTGAGGTGCGCCGGCATGGACTGCTCCGAGCACTCCCCAGCGCGCATCAAACCCCATCTCGGCCAGATCTCCAAGAACTCGTCCAAGCCCGCGAGCAGTGAGCATTGGGGAGTTTTCCACGAGAACGTCGCGGGGTTCCACTTCGCGAATGATGCGGGCCATTTCTCCCCAGAGTCCGCTGCGGGCCCCGCTGATGCCGGCTCCTTTGCCGGCGGCGCTGATGTCCTGGCAGGGAAACCCTCCAGAAACCACGTCAACACGGCCTCGCCAAGGCTTGCCGTCGAAGGTTCGCACGTCGTCCCAAATGGGGAATGGCTCAAGGCAGCCGTCGTTTTGCCGGGCCATGAGCACGCTTCGGGCGTAGGCGTCGAGTTCAACGGCGCACACGGTTCGCCATCCAAGCAGTTTGCCGCCGAGTATGCCGCCACCAGCGCCTGCGAATAATGCCAGCTCATTCAATGGGTTCCTTTCCTGCCTTCCTGCCTTCCAAATTCTCCGCCGGCGCCGCGCTCGGCTCCGGCGGCACGCGGGACATCCACGCGCCGCGGGCGGGGCGCCCCAGCCGGAACAGCCGTTCGCGGCCCCGGGGCGAGATCAGCCGCAGTTGCCCGCCCGCATTGCGCCACCGCCACCGCCGCGCCTCCGCGGCCATCGAATACGGCGGCAGGCGGTCGGCCGCCGCAGGGGTCGCCCCGCGCCGCGCCAGGGCAGGGGTCGCTTGGTCGAAATCACTCACAGCGCACACCCTCCTTCGCACTCAAAGGCGAATTGGTTTTGCCCGCGTTCGCCATCGGTCAGCGGAACCTCAGTCAGCGGCCGGCAACTGCGGTGGAGATACAGCCGTTCGGGCATCTTGCGATTGCACACGGTCCCCTCGGTTCGCAGCGCGGTGTCGATCTCAACTGCCCGCGCCCAACCGTCGGCGTCGTTGTCCCGCAGCAACCTCCATTCGTGGTCCGACTTGTAAGGACAAAACACGCACGCGGACCGCGGCACGACATGAGGCACCCCGAACGCTTGCAGCCAAGCCACGCAGTCATCCCGCGTCATCATCTTCTCGATCAATGGGAACTCCGGCGTGGACCAGAACGGCGTGTTGGCGCGGATGCGGGTTCCACGGCTCGCCTCGTCGAGGCTGATGCCAAACAGTTGAACGACCGAACCCTTGAACCGCTCGCCCGGCTTCATGCCGAACAACTCGCGTCGGATGAATCGTTCCAACGGCGCGATCTTGTATTCCGAAGTGCATTGCCGAAGGATTTTACCACGGGGGTGCCCTTCAACCGTGGCCGTGTAGGCTGGGATTGAGGCCACACGGTCGCCGGTTTTCTTGAGGCGAATCTCTTTCCCGCGCCGGTTTGTGCCTGCTACCAAATCGTCGCCCAAACTCCCCGCATCAATGACGTGGATCGTTGGCCCGTTGAGCGACTTCAGCCATTCCATGTGCCGATAGACGCTGCCGGGTTCTTCCTTCAGGTCCGCAAACAGCGCGCATTCGATGGGGGCGATTTCACCCCGCAGCGCCATCAGGTAAAGCGTCGTGGATTGCACACCGCCGCCCAGGTTCAAGATTCTCATTCTGTTCCTGCCTTCCTGCCTTCCAAATTCTCCGCCGGCTCCGCGCTCGGCTCCGGCGGCACGCGGGACATCCACGCGCCGCGGGCGGGGCGCCCCAGCCGGAACAGCCGTTCGCGGCCCCGGGGCGAGATCAGCCGCAGTTGCCCGCCCGCATTGCGC